CTTTTTTGCGCGCGCCTGGAGCTGACCAGTGGGCAAGGGACGCACCCAGTTCGACCACCTAGCGCCCCGGATCGTGGCTGCTCAGAAAGCCGGTGCCTCGCTTGCGGACGCCTGTCGCGAAAACGACATCTCCGAACGCACCGTGAAGGGCTGGTTGACCAAGGGGCGCAAGAACCCCGACTCTCCCTATGCGAACTTCGCCTTCGCGATCGACTTCATCCGGGAAGCGCGAGACGCCCCCGACTCCGACGAGCCGGTGGATGATGAGGAGGTCCAGCTTCACCTCTCGCGAGCCATCCGCAACGGGTCGGTTCCAGCGATGAAGGTCTGGACCGACACCTACCGCAAGAAGGGGGGCGGCGAGGGCGAAGAGAAGAAGCCCGCCGACCCGCTAGGGAAGATGGACGAGCTGGCGGCCAGGCGTGTCGGTGCAAGAGCTTGACCTTTTCGCCGACTTCTGCAAGCAGGCCCTAACTCGGGAGGATGGGAAGCCACTCAAGCTCTACCCCTTCCAGCGCAAGATGCTGGGCGACCTGTTTGGAGGACGGCGCGAGACGCTGATCCTGATCTCGAAGAAGAACGGCAAGAGCACCCTGCTCGCCGCGCTGGCCCTCTTCCATCTCTGCACAACGCCCGATGCCGAGTGCGTGATCGCCGCGGCATCGCGGGACCAGGCTTCGATCATGCTGCGCCAGGCGCAGGGCTTCATCCGCCGATCGCCTTCACTGCAGCAGCGCCTCCAGGTCAAACAGCGCGAGATCGTTCACAACCAGCTCGGAGGCAGAGTGCGGATTCTCGCCTCGGACGTCGATACGGCAGATGGCGTGATCCCGACGCTCGCCCTGGTGGATGAGCTCCACCGCCACAAGTCGGCAGACCTCTACGGGATCTTCCGCGATGGGCTGGGGCCCCGCAATGGCCGGATGGTCACGATCTCCACCGCCGGCGATGATGAGACATCACCTCTGGGCGAGCTGAGGACCGCCGCACACGCGCTCCCCGGCCTGATTCGCAAGGGCGCCTATCGCTACGTCCGCACCGACAACTTCGCGATGCACGAGTGGGCACTTGACCCAGATCAGGATCGCTCGAACATGCGGATCGTCAAGCAGGCGAACCCAGCGCCCTGGCACACGATCAAGGCGCTGACCGATCTTCACCGCTCGCCGTCGATGAAGCCGTGGCAGTGGGGACGCTTCGCCTGCGGGGTCTGGCTCTCCGGCGAGGATTCCGCGATCTCAGAGACCGAGTGGCGAGCCTGCGCCGGCGAGGAGACGATCCCCCCTGAGGCCAAGGGCGTCTACATCGGCATCGACCTGGGCTGGAAGTGGGACACAACCGCGATCGTCCCCGTCTGGAAGGCCGATGGCTCCGAGCTAGCCATCGTCGGTGAGCCGGTGATCGTCGTGCCTCCCCGCGACGGCACCGCGACTCCCTTCGAGCGCATCTGGGAGCCGATCCAGGAGATGGCGCGATCCTTCGAGGAGGTCGTCTTCGTGCTCGACCCGGAGGCCGGCGGCGAGCAGTTGGCGCAGACGATCGAGGATGAGCTCGGCGTCGAGCCCGCCATCCATTCTCAGAAGACGACGCCGATGCAACTGGCGGCGCAGCGTCTCTCGGAGGCGATCAGCGAGAAGCGCATCACCCACCCCGATGACCCGACCTTGAACGCCCACGTTCTCGCCGCCTCGGCGAAGCAGGAGGGCGAGCGCTGGAAGTTCGTCAAGGGCAAACGGAAGCGGGCGCCGATCGACGGCGCGATCGCGCTGGCGATGGCCCACTCCACGCTGGTCGGGACCAAGCCGCAGTCGAAGAAAGCCGTCTTCCTCTAGACCAAGGAGCTTCATTGGCACCGCAGACCCCTGGGGCTTGGCTCACCTATCTCGAGCTGAAGCTCGCCGACCAGCAGCGAACGGTCCAGCTCTGCGAGGACTACTACAACGGCAAGCACCGGCTCGCGTTCGCGACGGCCAAGTTCCGCCAGGCGTTCGGTGCTCTGTTCCGCGCCTTCGCCGACAACTGGTGCGTGACCGTGGTCGATGCTCCGGTGGAGCGGCTGTTCGTCGAGGGATTCCGGCTCGGCTCCGACAAACCGGCCGACACCGAAGCATGGGCGATCTGGCAGGCCAATGGGCTCGACGCCGAGTCGGTCATGGCCCACACCGAGGCGGTCAAGAATGGTGCTGCCTACATCCTGATCGCGCCGACCCCGAAGGGAGAGGAATTCCCCCGGATCACGGTCGAGCATCCCTCGCAGGTCTACGTCGAGAGCGACCCCGGGGACCGGCGCCGGCGGCTCACGGCGATCAAGAAGTGGCACGACGAGACGGACGGCTACGTCTACGCGAATCTCTACTTCCCCGACCGGATCGTCAAGTACCGCACGAAGGAGAAGATCCGGGCCGGTCAGACGGGCCAAATCCAGCGCAACTGGGTGCCGAAGCCCGACGACGAAGGTGGAGCCAACACCCTCGGCGTCGTGCCGATGATCCCGTTGCTCAACAACCCTTCGATGTTGGAGGGCGGCCGCTCGGACCTGATGCCGGCGGTTCCCCTGCAGGACGCGATCAACAAGGAGGTCGCGGACATGCTCGTCGCCTCGGAGTTCGCGGCCTTCCCTCAGCGGGTGCTGATGGGCGTCGAGGTGCCGACCGATGAAACCGGCGCTCCGCTTCCGGCGACGGAGTTGAAGGCGGCCGTTTCGCGCTTCTGGGCCTTCGAGAACGAGAACGCGAAGGTCGCCGAGTTCTCAGCGGCGAACCTGAGCAACTACGTCGGTGCGATCACCCTGCTCCTGCAGCATCTGGCCGCCCAGACCCGCACCCCGCCGCACTACCTGCTCGGCCAGATCGTCAACGCTTCCGGTGATGCGCTGAAGGCGGCGGAGACCGGCCTCGTGGCCAAGGTGAAGCGCAAGCAGATCGACTTCTCCGATAGCTGGGAGGAGGCGATGCGGATCGCGCTGCAACTGCGCGGGCAGAAGGAGCTCGCCGAAGCACTCGGCGCCGAAACGATCTGGCGCGACCCGGAGTATCGCTCGGAGGGCGAGCAGGTCGACGCGGCGATCAAGCTGCGGGCCCTGAGCGTTCCGCTCCCCTCCCTATGGGAGCGGGTCGGCTTCACCCCGCAGCAGGTCAAGGACTTCGAAAAGCAGCTCAAGGAGCAGCCCGAGCTGCGGCCTGGCGAAGGCGCCGTCCCGGGCGAAGGCGGAGAAACGCCTGCCGGCCCCGAACCCCCGATTCCGACCGTCACGGTCGCCGAGCGCACCCAGCAGTAAGACCTCAGCCGCTTCGCGAGGAAGCGGCGCAAAAGGAAGGAGCCTGCCGCGATGGCAGAGGAGGAGACCACCTCCACGACGGAGGAGACCACCGAGGAAGAGACCACCACCACCTCCACCACCACGACCGACCCCGATGCCGACCTCAAAGAGATCGCCGCCCAGGGCAAAGATCCCGAGGCGGTCGAGAAGGCGCTCCGCAGCGAGCGGGCCAAGGCTCGCGAGGCGTCCAAGAAGGCCGAGGCTGCGGCAACGAAGGTCAAGGAGTTCGAGGACCGCGACAAGTCCGAGCAGGAGAAAGCAGAGCAGGCCAAGAGGGAGGCGGAGAAACGCGCCACCGACGCAGAGGCCCGCGCTTTGCGCTACGAGGTCGCAGCTGCAAAGAAGCTGCCGCTGAAGCTCGCTGCCCGGCTCACCGGCTCCACGAAGGAGGAGATGGAAGCCGATGCGGACGAGCTGCTCGAGCTGGTCGGCGGCGAGGATCAGACCACCGATTTCGACGGCGGCGCCCGGAAGTCCACGAAGGCGCCCGCCGACATGAGTGCCGCGATCCGCCAGGCGGCGGGCCGCTCCTAGAGCACCGCAGCACCTCACCCGTAAGCCGCGACGGCCATCGGGTCACCCCTCCGCGATGGAGGCCCCACATCCATCCCGACTCACAAGGAGTGACCTTCAATGGCCACCAACAACATCATCTCTCGAGCGGATGCTCAGGGCCTCGTCCCCGAGGAGGTTTCCAATGCAATGCTCAAGAGCCTCAGCGAAACATCGGCCGTGCTCTCGCAGTTCCTGCGAGTCCCGGTCTCCCGCAACCAGGAGCGCTTCCCGGTGCTCTCGGCGCTGCCGATTGCCTACTTCGTCACCGGCGACACGGGCCTGAAGCAGACCACCGAGGTCAACTGGAAAAGCAAGTACCTGAACATCGAGGAGATCGCCTGCATCGTGCCGATCCCCGAGGCCGTCCTCGATGACGCCGCCTATGACATCTGGGGGCAGGTGCAGCCGCTCATGGAGCAGGCGATCGGCCGCACCCTCGACGCCGCGGTCTACTTCGGGACCAACAAGCCCGCAAGCTGGCCGGAAGCGATCGTCGCGGCGGCCGAAGCCGCCGGGAACAAAATCACCGCGGGGGCCAACGAACCGAAAGCGGGCGGGATCGTCGGCGACTTCTCCGACCTGCTCGGGAAGATCGAGGTCGAGGGCTATGACGCCGAGGCGATCATCGCCGACCGCGTCATCAAAGGCCTCCTCCGCCAGGCCCGCGCCACGACGGGCGAGTCGCTGATCGAGCCGCAGGACGGTCAGGTCAGCGCCGCCAGCGTCCACGGCATCGACATCGCCTACCCGATGCGGGGCCTGTGGCCGCGTTCCTCCGGCAAAGCCGAGGCGGTCGCCACGGATCCGGCCGAGCAGGTCGTCGGTGTCCGGCAGGACATCACCTGGAAGCTGCTCGACGAAGCGGTGATCCAGGACACCGAAGGCAACATCGTCTACAACCTCGCCCAGCAGGACCTGGTCGCGATGCGCGTGACCTTCCGGGCGGGCTGGCAGACGGCCAACACCATCAACTACGAACAGGAAACCGAGGCGAGCCGGTACCCGGCCGCGGTTCTCCTGAAGGCCTAATCGAAGGGGCGCCTCTGACCGGGGGCGCCCCTTCGCGTTTCCAACTCTCAAGACCGAAAGGAGTCATCTCTGATGACTGCCAAAAAGACCGACGCCGGTGAGGCCGAGGTCCAGAAGAAGGTCGACGCCGCCGAGGAGAAGGGCTTCATCGGCGAGGAGGTCGACCCGATCGACAACGACCGGTACAGCATCAAGACCGGTCCCGACTCGCCGACCGCTGAGGAGCAGCGCCAGGCTGTGAAGGAGAACGGCTGATGACCGACACCACACCCCTGATCAGGAAGCTGACCGCCGACGCCGACACGGTGGCGAAAGGCGCCGATGGTGTCTTCCCGCTGGGCCCCGCGCCCTTCGCCGGCAAGGTGACCTCGGTCACGGTCATCTGTCCGACCAAACTGACCGGCGCGAATACCAATTCGCGCACCTACAAGCTGGTCAACAAGACCCAGGCCGGTGCCGGCACGACGGTGGTCGCCGAAAAGGCGTTCCTGTCGGGCGTCAACGCCGAAGCCAATGACGAGACCGCGCTCACGCTCAACGCGGAAGCGGCCAAACTCGTCGTCGCCGAAGGCGACGTGCTGACCCTCGAATCGCTGCATGTCGGGGAAGGCCTGGTCGACCCCGGCTGCGAGGTCCAGGTCAAGATCGAACGCACCTGAGCATGACCGAGGAGGAACGGGCTGTCCTCTACCGCGAGCAGCTCGCGGCGAGGCGCCAGGCGAGAAGGGGTCGATTCGTGGGGCTCGCGGGAAACCGCGATGCTCGGGTCGCGCTCGACCTCGCCTGGCGTCCGTCCCTCCTCGCCTCGATCGAGGCCCAGGCGGTTCCTGCAGCGGATGACTGGGACTCCGAAGAGAACGTGATCGCTGAGGTCCCCCAGAGGGACATCTACATCACCGAGATCCCCGACGAGCTGCTGCTCTAGGCCGTCACCCCGACCTTTCCTCTGAAAGGAGCCTGATCTGCGTGCAAGAGGTCATGAAGCTCACTCACAATGTCTCGCTCGAGGTCCGCGGCCCCGATGGCGAGCTCAAGGAGCGGCGAGAGGCCCACAACCTCGTTCCCACCGTCGGCAAAGAAGCGATCGCCAAACTCCTGAAGGAAGGCAGCGAACGGCCCCTGTACATCGCCGTGGGGACCGGCACCGAAGAACCGGCAGCGGGCGATACCAAACTGAAAACCGAGAAAAAACGCCTCGCCGCGACGGTCTCGGTCTCGGGCGCCGTTCTCAAACTCGAAAAAGAATTCGCCGCAGGCGAAGCTGAAGGCGCGATCACCGAGGAGGGGATCCTGTCGGCCTCCTCCGAAGGCACCCTCTACGCGCACACGAAATTCGCTGCAGTCAACATCGGCGCCTTGGACACGCTGAAGGTCACGCACACCATCACGGTCGGCTAGGGAGCAGGGGCGATGGCCCGCCAGTCCACGATCACGATGGAGGGCCGCCAGTTCCAGGCGGACGGCTGGAGTTCGCTCACGGGGGCCATCGCTTACGACACCGAAAAGCAGTTCGACGGCACGGTCTGCGCGAAATTCGCCAAGGGGGCGGAAAACCGCGTCACCAAAACACTGGCGGTCGCATTGGGGACCACCGCCTACTACCGGCACCCATTTCGCTTCAGTTCGGTCGCCCCGTCGGCGAATATGGAATTCTTCCGGGTCATCACCGGCTCGGGGAACATCGCCCCGACGCTCACGACGGCCGGGAAACTGAGGCTCTGGAACAGCCTCAAAGCCGCCAACATCCTCACCGACGTCTTCACCTTCGAAGCCGAAAAACACTACCTGGTCGAGGTCAAGGTGTTGGTCGGGGCGGCCGGAAACGGCACCGTCGCCCTCAAAATCTACAACGGCGAAACCGGGGCGACGCTCTACGAATCGGGCGACAAATCGGTTGAAATCGGCAACAGCGCGATCACTTCATTCTCGCCGGGCCACTTCGGCTCAGAGACGAACTGCGACATCTACCTCTCGCACAGCGTTCACAACGATTCAAGCGGGGAAAAACAGAACAGTTGGGCGGGCTGGGCGAAGGTCGTCGAACTGAAGCCGGCCGAAGACGGCGAACGCTCGGCTGGCTGGCTGGCCCCCGGGGGCGGATCGACGAACCTCTGGAAAGCCGAGGACAACCGGCCGCCGACCGGGGTGATCGACTCCAACCTCGCCGAATCAGCCGAAAAGCAAATTCGGGACATCGTGAGCGGTACAACCGATGTCTATGTCGCTAAATGCGCGGCCTACTCAACCGCGCTCGCCTCCGGCGGTGGCGGCCTGAAAGAAGGCGACACCGTGACCCTGACGCAGGCGAAAGCCCGCGGCGGCAACTCGACCACGACCTCGCGGGAAATCAAGGTGCGCTCGGAGTCCAACCCGGGCCCGGATGCCGCCGAGGGATCGCTCGCCACAGGAGCAACCGCAGCAGGCACCGAGCCGACCGGCTGGACGACCTTCTTCGGCACTGTTAACTACGCGCCGACGGTGACCCTGGGAACGAAACCGGGCGTCCGCGTACGCAAGGCGACTGCCTCGACCAACGCGGCCCTCGTCGACTTGATGGGCTTAATCGTCGAGTACGTCCCGGGCACCGGGGAACTGAAGACGCTCGAAAAGAGCGACTCGATCACACTGTCGGAGTCAGCCGTCAAGGGCCCGGCGCTCCCAAAGGGCGACTCGTTGACCCTCTCCGAAGCCTTGGCCCGGGCGCCTTCACTGCTCAAGGCCGATGCCCTCGCAATCTCTGAGCAAGTCGCCAAGCGCCTAGGCCACACCGCTGCAGACAGCATCTCGCTCTCCGAGTCCCGCTCGGTTTCACCGACACTTTCGAAGGCGGATTCGGTTGCGCTTTCGGAGATCCTCGCGAAGCAGGTCGGGCACGTCGCCGCCGACTCGATCACCTTCTCGGACGTGCTCTCGAAACTCGCGGGACTCAGCCGCGCAGAGACGCTAGCGGTCTCAGAGTTGATCGGCCGCGGTGCTGCTCTGGCCCGCGCTGACTCCCTAGCCCTCGCCGACGCGGCCATCAGGGCGGCAAACAAGATCCTCGCCGACTCGCTCTCGCTTGCTGAGAGCTCCGAAATAGTCAGGGCGGGCACGCAACTCACCCTCAGCGATGCCATCACTCTCTCCGACGGCCTCCAGCGGGCAGCTCACAGGGTCGTCGGTGACGCGCTCACCCTGAGTGACACGGCGATCATGGGGCTCGTCCTCTCGGGCCGAGGTCTGACCGGCCAACTTCAGGGCTCCCGGGCGGGTCATGTCGCGAACTCCAGCGCAGGCGATACGGCCGAGGAGGCGCCCGGGGAACCACACGGCGCCACATCCGGAGCCCCAGCGGGCGGAAGGAGCAGCGAATGACGAGCATCATCCACACACTTCTCGGCGCCCGACCGCCGGCCCGGTCCGATGGCAAACCCTGGAACAGGGTCCACATCGAGCACTCCGAAGCCGAGGACGGGCCCTGGGTCGAAGACGGGGTGCAGACGCTATCGCCGGTCGACTCCGACCCGACCAGCCCCGCGAAGCGCGACCTGACCTTCTCCAGCAGCCTCGCCGAGGGGTATTTCCGGCTCACCTTTCTCGACGCGGACAACAACGAGTCGACGCCGACCGACCCCGTCTTCGATGACGGCTCGGGTGTGGACTGGCGGGCCTCGAGCGGGGACGTCGCGACGATCCTCCGGGCGCGGACGCAGGACATGGGAACCGAGAGCGGAGCCTTCTCCGACACGACTCGGCCGACCAAAGGCCAGGTTCAGGTGCTGATCGGCCAGGCGGTCAACGAGATCGCGGCTCGGCTGGGGACCGATGAACTACCCAGCGACGACCTCCGGGCCTATGCCCGGGAGTTGGTTGCAATCCGCGGCGCGATGGGGGTGGAGCTCTCCTACTTCCCGGAGCAGACCAACACCGATCAGTCAGCCTATGAACACCTGCGCGAGCTGTTCGAGGCGGGCCTCAAAGCGCTGATCGAGGCGATCCCTGATACAAGCGCCACCAAGCAGGGCATGTACTCGATCCGCACCCGCTCCGATGTCGCCGGGTCGGGGCTGCTCTCGACGGCGGAACAGCTCCCATGAGGGTCGACACTGAGGTCATCGGCGACGAGAAGGTGCTGCTCGACTTGGAAAAGATGATCCAGCGGGCTGAAGACGCCCGCCCGGCCACGCGCAAGGTGCGCGAGATCTTCCTCAAGTCCAACAAGGAGACCTTCGAGAGCGAGGGCGGCCACATCGGAGCGCCATGGGCGCCTTTGGCGCAGGCCACGCTCGATCGGAAGTCCCGCGAAGGCATCGATCCGCGGCCGCTGCATGGCAAGACAGGCGCCCTGGGCGCATCGATGGAGGGCGGCAAGGGGAAACGCACAGGGGCGACGAAGACGAGCGCCCGGGCGGGCTCGAGCATCTGGTACTCGGTCTTCACTCGCGGGGCGAAAGCCGATGCCGGCTCCCACAACACCGGCATCCCGGCCCGCAAGGTGGCCGGGATTTCCCGCGGCGAGGAAGAGGAGATCCTCAGCGCCGTCTCCGACTACATCGTCCACGGCCACGCATGAGCATCTTCGGCGACCTGTTCGGCGGCGATCAGATCGACGCCGCCCTGGAAGATCTGCTGGCGACCTGGATGCCCACCTACCTCAAAGAGGTCGTCAGGCAGCGTGGAGGTCTCGGGGGCCTAACACTGGCCCCACCTGGGTCAATTCGGGCGGTCGCGGAGTTCGACCGCTGGCCTGAGCAGCAGCTTCCCGCGATCGTGATCGTCAATCCGGGCACGGGCGATCCGCCGATCAATCGGGGCGGAGCCTTCGACGCCAAGTGGCCAATCGAAATCTGCATCTCGGTCTCGGCGGCATCGGAGACTGAGACCCGCCGCAACTCCCAGCTCTACATCGCCGCAGCGCGAGGCTGCATCATGCAGCGCCGTTCCCTCGGCGCCGGGATGAAAGGCGTCGACTGGAGCGGTGAGAGCTACACCCTGGTCGAATCCGATAAACGGCGTTCCCTGGCCGGCGCGAAAGCGAGTTTCGTGATCGAGCGCGAGGACGTGCTGACGGTCGGTGCCGGCCCGATCGACCCCGAACTCGATCCCCAGCCCGAAGGCTGGCCGGTCGTCACCGACGTCGAGGCCGAAGTCGAGAAGACGAACTGAGCAGTTCCCGAACGGAGGCACAGATGGCCCAGCGATTCCGGGTCGTCTCGAATCACGCAGAGGAGATCGCCTGCGGCCAGATGGTCGACCCGGGCGAGGAGACCCGACGCGTGAAGACGAGCGACCCCCACGACAAACGGTTGATCGATGAGGGACGGCTCCTGCCGCTGCCTCCGAAGCGTCAGCCCCGCAACAAGGAGGATGCGAAATGAGTTCAGGAGCACCAGGAGTTTCCGTCACATCGGGGTCTGTTGCGCCGTCATCGTCTCCCCCGACCGACACCGGGACATGGTTCGTCACGGGCCAGGCCGAAAAAGGCCCGATCAACGAACCCGTCCTGATCCTCAACATGGCCGCCTTTGTGTCGCAGTTCGGCCAGCGATCGGGCGGTATCACCCTCTACGACGCCGCGCAGACCTTCTTCGAAGAGGGCGGCTCGCGTCTATACGTGGCCCGGGAAGGCGGCCCTGCCGCGGCCCTCGCCACGGCGATCGCGAAAAATGGCTCCTCGGAAAACACCCTGACCATCAACGCGACCTCGGTTGGCTCCTGGGCGAATGGGCTCGAATTGATTACCACGACGGAAAGCTCGAAATTCAAAGCTCAGGTGAAACTCGGCGGCGTCGTGGTCGAAGAAAAGGCCGGCCTCGCCTCCAACGCGGAGGCCGTCGCCTACTTCGCCAACTCCCCCTACATCCGCCTCATCGACCTCGGCAAAGGCAACCCGGCGGCGGCGACCAAAACGCTCGCCTCGGGGACCGACGATCGGGAAAACATCACCGAGACCCAGCACGAAGCGGCGCTGGCGCTATTCTCGGCGCATCTCGGTCCCGGCCAGGTCTCCTCTCCCGGGAAAACGACCGAAGCGGCGCAGAAAGCGATCGCAGCCCATGCGAAGGCGAAGAACCGCGTCGCGTTCCTCGATGGCACCGACACGGCGACGGTTGGCACCCTGACCTCGCAGGCGACGACTCTGCGCGAACAGTCCACCGCTCGCTACATGGCGCTGTTCGCGCCATGGGTCATCGTCCCGGGCATCACGCCGGGGACGACCCGGACCGTGCCGCCCTGTGCGCTGATGGCGGGGCTGGCGGCCCGGAACGACGGATCCGGCGGCAACCCCAACGAGGCGCTCGCGGGAGTCGAACACCTGGCTCGCTACTGCACCAACGTCTCGCAGGTGCCGTGGTCGGCGGAAAACCGCACCGTGCTCTCCGAAGCCGGGGTGAACGTGATCCGGCAGCTGAACGGCGTCCCGCGTCCCTATGACAACGTGACGCTGGTCAACCCGCTGGTCGATAACACCTGGATCCAGCTCTCGAACGCTCGGCTCAACATGGCGATCTGCTCACGGGCAGAAGCCGTCGCGGAGCGGCATCTGTTTGCGCAGATCACGACGCATGAGATCGCCAAGTTCAACGGCGATCTCGTCGCTGAGGTGTTGTTGCCCCTCTTCGACCAGGAAGCACTGTTCGGGGAAACTCCCGAAGAAGCCTTCCAGGTCGAGACGGGCGAACAGGTCAACACAGAGCAGACGATCAGCGAAGGCAAGCTGAAGGCGATCATCGCCGTGAAGATGAGCGCCAGCGCCGAGCGAGTGGAAATCGAAGTGGTCAAGGAGGCGATCTAGATGGCGGGCAACCGCAAGGACCAGTCGGCGATCACCGTCACGATCGACGGCGAAGACACCGATGTCTGGGAGATGAGGTCGGGCGGCGAGGTCGACTCCGACGACACCCAGATCTATCCAGGCGCCCGCAGGGCGCCTGTCTCCCTCGGCGGGAAACAGATCCCGGGCCCGGTCACGCTGACCCGGACCTTCGACCTGGCCCGCGATCTCCCTCAGATCAAGCGGTGGATGAACCGGGCCGGCAAGGCGACTGTGAAGATCAAGGACCAGCCGCTCGATGCCAACGACACCGCCTTCGGCAACCCGATCGTCCAGACCGGCATCCTGAAGACCGTCACGCCGCCCGAACGCGACTCCACCGACTCGGGCGCGGCCCAGGTCGTGATCGTCGTCTCGATCGACGGCACGGTCGGCTAGCAGTACCCACACCCTCAACACAGGAGGCACCTCATGGAGTCAGGCGCGAAGCCTGTCCAGCCGACCGAGGCCGCGACGGCCCCGGAAAGCGAGTTCGAGCGTCTGAAGGCCAAGCACCGCAAGGTGCGGCGTAACCGAAAGCCGCTCGAGCTGGAGATCCCCGGATACGACGGCAGCCTCGTCGCCAAATATCGGGTTCCATCAATTCCTGAGATCCAGGCCCGCAATGCGAAAGTCGCAGAACTCGAAGAGGAAGGCGACGAGGAGGCGGTGCTGCACGTAGCGATGGACAACATTGCCCAGACCTGTGTCGGCATCTACCTTCGGGCATTGGATGGCGAGCTGGTCCCGCTCAGTCAGTACAAGGAGGAGTGGGGCAATGAACCGGTGCGCTATGACTCGCGGCTAGCGGAGTTCTTCGAGGTCGACGCCACGAGCGCCCGGGAGATCATCAGCGACCGCTTCCCCGAGGATCTCGCGATCATCGACCACAGCGCCCGGATCAACATCTGGGTGGCTGGTGGCACCGAGGGGGAGATCAGGGATTTTTAGAGGGCCTCGCAGGTGATGAGGGGATTGAGACGGTCGCCCTCGCGGGGCTGCATGGCCTCAATCCACTTGAGGTATTGAGGCTCACCGATCCCTCCGAGCGCCTGATCGTCAAGGCCGTCATCGAGAAGGCGGTCGAGAAGCGGTTGGAGTTCAACCAAGACCTCGCGGTGCGAATCATCGAACTGCTCGGCGAATCCTTTTCCGAAAGGTGAAAGGCGGCACATGGCGTCGAAAAACGAGCTGATCGAGATCCGCATGAAGCTCCTCGGCGCCCGCGAAGTGGCCGAGGGGACCGGGGTCGCGCAGAAGGGGATCAAAGGCGTCGGGACGGCTGCGAGCCGCACGACTCGCGAGACGACGAAAGCCCACAAGGCGACGAGCGTTCTCAGCAAGGGCTACGGCCAACTCGGCAGGGCCGCTCGCTATGGCCTCGGCTTCATCGGTGTGGGTGGCGTATTCGCACTTGAGAAAGCGGTTGAAAACACCGCCGAACTCTCGAAAGTCACCACCGGCCTGAACCGGAATCTTGGACTATCAGTGAAGGTCGGCTCAGAGTGGGCGGCGGTCGCTCATGCCCGGGGGATCGCCTCCACCGCGCTGAACATGGGCTTCACCAAACTGGGCCGGTCCTTCGTCGAAGCCAACCGTAAAGGTGGCACGGCGCGAACGGCGCTCAATCAGCTCGGGATCACCCAGGCGCAGACCGAGAAGGGCGCTCACAACTTCGCCTACGCGCTGGATCTGGTCAGCAAGAAATTCGGCAAGGCCGAGGCGGGTCCGCGGCGCCAGTCGGCCGCGATGTCGCTGCTCGGCAAAGGCTATTCGACCGTCTTGCCGCTTTTCGCCCAGGGCAACAAGGGCCTGCAGGAACAACTCCACTGGGCGGATAAGTACGGCGTCACCCTCGATGGCAAGACCAACAACGCGCTGATGGAAATGGTCAATGCACAGCGCGAGTCGAAAGTGGCGATGCTCGGGCTGCAGGTGGCGATGACTAAGGCGCTGATGCCGGCGATCGACGCTGGGGAGGGCCAGCTTCAGAAGTTCATCGCCACCCTCAACGACCCGAAGCTGACGACCACCCAGAAGATCGTCCGGATCGAGAAGCAGTTTGAAGACCTGGAGGAATTCCTGCTCAAGGCGATCGCGAGTGCCCTCCCGAAAGTGGCCGAACAGGGTGGCCAGTTGGGGGTGAAACTGGCCGAGGCGGTCTGGACGGGCTTCAGGCACTCCGATCTGGCGGGGAAGCTCGTCATCGGTGCGTGGCTGTTCAAGTTCCTCGGTGGCTTCAGCCTGATCGGGAGGCTCGGCGCAAGGGTGGGTGCGAAGCTCGCCACCGCTCTCGGCTGGAAGTTCCTGGAGACCGTCGCCCCCTACTTTGCCGCCGAGGCGGGGGTCGAAGGCCTGGGCTCGGCGCTTGGCTCCCAGATGGGTGGGCTGAAAACCCTCTTCGGTTCCAAGGGCAAGATCCTCGGATCGGCGATGGGCGTGGCAGCTGCGGGCGCCCTCATCGCGGAGATCGTCTTCGCGGTCGAAAACTCTGAAGAAATCGCCGGCCTCTCCCTGTTCAACACTCCGAAGGCCGACGCATCCTCGCGGGAAGAAGAGGCCACGCATCTCGAAAGCCTCGGCTACAAGGTGCTCGACTTCCCTGCAAATCCGAACCTTCTGAACGTCGTCAGCCCGACCGGGAAGCACGAAAGGGTCCGGGCAGGGAAACGTGGCGGCTGGACTCTGGATAGCGAACGGCAGGCCCGCCATCAACAGCATCGTCGGCAGCAGCATCAGGGCCGGCCGAGGGCCAATATCGAACGGCGCATCGACTGGCGCGGACTCCCTCCGATCCACGTACACACTTACATCGACGGCAGGGAGGTCGCGCTGAGCGTTGCCCGACATGCCGGGAATGCGGCGGCACTCGCGTGAGGGAAGTACGGATCATCGCCCAGAACCCCGACATCGATATCAGTGTCGAAATGGGGGACGGCCCGGCGATGATCGTCAGCGGCCTCGGCGGCTGGCAGACCGTCGACCGCATCGACGACATCTCCATCACCGACTGGGTTGGGCAGGCGCCGCTTCAGCAGGATGTGCCGCTTCTGCTCGACGGCTATGCGAAGGAGCGGTCGGTCGAGCGAGAACTGAACTCCATCTTCAAGCTCGGCCGCGATGCGGTGGGCGAAGAGAACGTGCCGCCCGTCTTCAAGGTCTTCGGCCCGGTCTACTTCGAGGGTAAGAGCTGGGTGCTCCCTGAAGGTGGGATCGAGCTCGATCCGAGCTCGGTGATCCGCGAGGACGACGGGACGCTGCTGCGCCAGGCCCTGACGCTCCACCTGCTCGAGTACGTGAAGCCCGACGAGGTGAAGCTCCGCAAGAAGAAGCGCCAGCAGCACGTCGCCAACCACATTCCTCTCACCTACATCACCCGGAAAGGCGACACGCTGATCTCGATCGCCGCTGATGTCCTGCATGACTGGAAGCGCTGGAAGGAGATCGGGCAGAAGAACAATCTCTCCGATCCGAACCGGAAGCTGCCCCCCGGCAAGACGCTGAACCTGCCATGAGCCCCGCTAAAGCGCCGGCGCGGGACCGCGTTCAGGGCATCGGCTCCGACCTCGGCGATCTCGTACTTCGCGGTGGGAAGAAGCTCATAGAGGAGATCGGCGAAGGGATCACCCCGACGCCGCTGGTAACGCGAACCATCGACGGCTCCTCCTCGCTGACGATCCCGGTCTATGACCCGAACCTGAGCTTTCTGCGGCATTCTCTGCTCTCCGAAAAATGGGACGCGGAGGTCGACGGCCTGCACTTTCGCTACATCGGGACCAGCAAGGCCGGCAAGACGCTGACGCTGACGCTCGAGGACCGCGACGTGGCGATCATCCGCGAAGTGTTGGGGCCGAAACGGGCGTTCCGCGAAGAGGTGACACGGGCCGAGTTCATCAAGTCGCTTGTCCACGAGGCGAACCCCTCGCTCGACTTCTTCTGCCCCCAGCTCCACGACAAACAGCCGATTGAAAAAAAGTCGCAGGGCAAGAAGGCCGGCGAAGAAGCGAAGGCCAACCGCGGCAAGGGGATCGGCGAAACCAAGGGCCTGACTGTCAAGGGCCATGCGGCGGACAGCGATCAGGTCAATCTCGGTGATGACGCATTGCGGATCGCCGAATCTGTCCATGCTCCGTTTAAGGTCACGCTCGCGCTGATCGAGGCGCTGATCGTCGAGACCGAAATGGGGTCGCTCGATCCTGGCAATCCCCTGCAGGCCACACCAGCCTCCAAGTCGGAATCGAACGAGTCCGACATCCACCGCTTCCTGACCGGTGGATGGGGGGTCGACCCGACCGGCAATGGCGCGATCGGCTACTTCAGGGCGAACCCCGGTGCCTCGGCGGGCGAAATCGCCCAGGCCATCCAGGGGTCGAAGTTCCCCGAACGCTATGACGGCGTCGGTAAAGAGGCCCGCAAATGGCTTGAAGCCTTCGGCGGTGGCACCACCTCCACCTCGGTCACCGTCACTGAGCCCTACGAATTCAAAGTCGAACCGAAGGAAACCTACTGGGACGCGATCCAGCGGCTCGCCAAGGAGGTCAACTGGCGGGCCTTCATCGTCGCCGGCCGCTTCTTCTTCATCGATGAGATCGAACTGATCCGTGGCCAGGTCCGGCTGGCGATCGACCAGGACACGGACGGCATCGAAAACATCGACTTCGACTTCAATGTCAACAAGGCGGTCACTGAGGCCACGGTCACTGCGCTGGTCAACGGTTGGAAGCCTCCCCCCGGTGCGGTGGTGACCCTTGCCGACTATGGCCCCGCCAGCCTGGGAAGCGGGGACGCCCCACTGAGGGCGAACAAACAGGGCCAGGTCCAGGGCATCAGCTCGGCGGTGAAGGCAAAGACCCATGAGGGCAAGGGGCGCTATCTCGTCTCCGCGATCGAATCGCCTGTGGCGGGCGATGTCGAGGCCCGGGCCGCGACGATCACGCTGAAAAAACCGACTGCCCCGCTCCCCGAGCCTGCAGCCCAGACCTCAACGGTGAGCGCATCCGGAGCCGGCGGCCTGACCGGATCCGCAGCGGGCAACGCGACCGTGGAACGAATGCTCCAGGCTGCCGAAAACGAGGCCGCGAAGAAGCGACCCTATGCCTGGGGCGGTGGCCACGACCCCGGTTTCACGGGGCCCTACGACTGCTCAGGGGGCGTCTCCTTCGTGCTCCACGTCGGCGGCTTCATCGGCTCGCCCCTCGACACCACTGGCCTCGCAGCCTTCGGGCAGGCGGGCAAGGGCTCCGAGATCACGGTGTATGTGAAGACGACCGGCAGTGCCGAAGAAGAACACACCGCGATCGACATCGCCGGAAACGTATTCGAGTCCGGTGGCGGCGGCGAGAACACGAACTCCGCAGGTGGCTGGGGCAAGGTCGATCCAGGTCAGGTCAAGGCATTTCTCACCCAATTCGACACAAAGCGCCACCCGGCGGGGTACTGATGCCCGACCTCAGAAAACTCACGACCGACAGTGTCCGGCTCCCGCCCGGTGAACTGCACGAGGCGCGGGTCAACGAAAGCGCGATCGCGCTGGGGCAGGAGGTCACCTGCGTGATCCCGAACTTCGACCCGCTGAAGGTCTGTGACCCGATGGCGTGGAACCCGGTCATCACTGCGGTCGGCGTCTTCTACCCGAAGCAGGGCGATCGCGCCGTGATCTCGGCCCACCGTGACGGACCCGGCGTGATCATCTGGTGGCAGCCGAGCGCCACCGTTCCCGACTCAGCCTTCTAGACCTGGAGGAACGTCAGTGACCTACCGCGAAGCGGTGATGAAACATGCGCCGATTCTCTACTGGCCCGGCGCCGAGTCCGGTGCCACAGTGGCCGAAGACGTCTCCGGCCATGGTCGCGACGGCACCTACAAGAATGGCGCCCTGCTTGCGCAGCCAGGCCCGCTGACCGGCGACCCCGAGCGGGCTGTCAAATACACCGCCGCGTCCGGGCACCGGATCGACGCGAACAACAGCTACGCCCCCTTCACGCCCGGCTCCTCGATGACGCTGATGTGTTGGGCCTACCTGATCCCGAACGCGACCAACAACCGCCTGATGGGATCGAATGGAGCGGCCACCGCTCGTCTGTGGCTGACGAGCGGGACAGCGCCGCTGCAATTCAACTTCGACGCCAATGGAGCCGAAGGCGGAACCGCAGCCTGGGCCGGCGTCTTCCCTGCAGAAGGTTGGCGGCACGTCGCGGTCACCTTCGATAACCCGGGCAACTCCGCGATCCTCTATCTGAACGCGGCGAGCCAGGGCGCGAAAACGATGGCCAAAGACTTCAGCGCCTCGGCGGGCGTCTTCCAGGTGGGAGTCGCCGCCTCGACGAACTGGAACGGCTACATCGGCCATGTTGCGCTCTTTGACCGTGTGCTCAGCGCGGGGGATATCACCGAGATCTACGGCGCGGGGACGACTACGCCGCCCGCCCGCCCGCCAGCCTGCTACCAGGGCGCGGTGGTCGACGGCGACACCAAGGCGATCGGCAACGACGACCCGCCCTATAGCGCCCAGGGGCTCGAAGCGCTCGATCTCTATGAGTCCCAGGCGGGCAAGCAGGTCGGCATCCTGCATATCTCCGACCCCTGGACCGCCGGCACGAAGAAAGAACAGGAAGAAGGGAAAGCCGGGCTGCGGTGGGACGGCTATGGCGCCGGCGCGAGTGCCGCAGTCCATGCACGCGGGGCGATCGTCATGAAGTCGATCGGTGGCGGGACCAACATCCTCAAAGAAGTCCTCGAAGGCAAGCACGACACGTCGATCATCAAGTGGGCGCAGGCAGCCCGGGCGTTCGGCCACCCGTTCTTCGTGCGGCCCTGGTGGGAGCAGAACCTCTCCGAATCGAATTGGCCGTGGTCCCGCCACATCGAACACAAGGAAGCGTGGCAGTACCTTCACCGGATCGTCAAGGCGATCGCGCCGAACGCGACCTTCGTGTGGTGCCCGAATGCGATCTCGGCGACGATCGACGAAGAATGGATCGACAAAACCTGGCCCGGAGAAGAGTTCGTCGACTGGACGGGGCTCGACGCCTACTCGTGCTCGAGCCCGCTGCATAACGTCGGCTGGAAGACGACCCGCACGCTGCTTAAGGCGAGCTACGAAAAGCTCCTCCAGCTCGCCCCGAACCTACCGATCATGCTCGGCGAGATCGCGGCGTCAGAGACCGGCGGCTCAAAGCCGACCTGGCTGCGCAATCTCTACGACCACGTCCTGCCCGAACAGTTCCCTCGGATCAAGGCAGTCGTCTATTTCTGGAACAACATCGTCGCCAACGAAAAAGGCGAACGGCTCGACTGGCCGGGCGACTCCTCAGAAGCCTCCGAAGCCGACTACAAAGGCGGGATCGGCAACAGCTACTATCTCGGGCCGGCGGCGGCCGGACTCACCCCGCTGACGACGGTACCGGAGCCGGGTGGGGAGCTGGAAGCGACGATCGAAACCGTCTCGCCGAAGAAGGCGAAGGGCGGGCGCCCGCACTTCTCCCATCCCTTCCGGGTCAGCGATTCGGCCGCGACAGTCGAGCAGGGCAGCACGGATGAGATCACGGATTGCGTGACTGCGGCGCTCAGCACCGAAGCCGGCTCCCGCCTCGACGTCCCCGACTACGGGATCCCAGATGAGACCTTCACCCAGCTCGGGCCGAATCCGAATGCCGATCTCTACCTCGCCGCAGTAGAGGCCGTCGAGCCGCGGGCCCACCTGCTCGGTGAGGCGGCGGTTGAGGAGATGACCAAGCGCGTGACGATCGAAAGTGAGCCAGCAAGTGCCTAGCGAATTCGTCGCGATCGAGGGTGAAGCTGATGCCACATCGCTCGAGCAGGAAGTCTATGAAGCGATAGAGGCCGCGTTCGGAGACTGGACGCCTGCCGAAGGCAACCTCGAGGTCTGGCTGACGAAGGCCTTCTCGCGCATCGGCGCGACGATCTTCGACCAGGCCTCGATCCTCTCGGCCGCCGCCTTCAAGCGATTCGGCGAAGCGATCGCCGGTGTCCCCCCGATCCAGGCCGCCCCGGCCACCGCCCTCACGCAATGGACGATGGTCGACACGGCGGGCTACACGATCCCTGCTGGGACGCAGGTGGCGATCGCGGCGACGGGGGACCAGTCGGTCGGCTTCAAGACCGCCGAAGACGCCACTATCGCCCCGGGCGGTGAAACGACAACGATCTTCATCGAAGCGGTCGAACCGGGCGAGGAAGGCAACGGCCTGGAAGGCACTCCCTCGCTGATCGACGCTTTGGCGTTCGTCAAATCGATCACTGTGCTGGCGCCGACGTCGGGCGGCGTGGATGAGGAGGATGAAGATGCTTACCTTAACCGCCTGGTCGAAACGCTGCAGCTCCTCTCGCTATCGCTGATCATCGCCCGCGATTTCGAGATCGACGCCCGCGCAGTCGCCGGGATCGATCGGGCCAAGGCGATCGAGGCCTACAACGCCGCCGAATCGAAAGAAGAAGCACTCGCGGTGTCGGTCTTCCCGGTCGACGCGGACGGGGCCAAACTGAGCGCCGGGGTCAAGGAAATCCTGCAGGAACGCCAGCAGGCAAAGGTTCCCTCCGGGGTCGACGTCCATGTGGCTGACCCCAGCTACACCCCGATCATCGTCGTGGCGAAGGTCTCCGTCGACACCGGCTTCGATCCGGCGACCGTGACGGCTGCCGGAGAGTCGGTGCTGAGCGCCTATCTCTCTCCCGCCGAATGGGGCAAGCCGCAGTCGGGCGATCTCAGCGGATCCGGCTGGACCAACCAGACGACCCTTTACTACAACGAGCTGATCTCTGAACTTGACCGCGCCGCCGGTGTCGGCCGGGTCATCACCCTGCTGGTCGGTGGGGGAACCGGCAAAGCCTTCACGGTCGCCGCCGCGACCGACGTCTTCTCCTCGACCGCACACGGCTTCTCCAACGGCGATGCTGTCGTCCTGCGGAGCGGCCTGGTCCCGGGGGCGCCACTAGCGACGGGAACCGTCTACTACGTGCGCGACGCCGAAGCCAACGCCTTCAAGCTGACCGCGACGGTGGGCGGTGCCGCGATCAACATCACCTCTGACGGATCGGGCTCGGCGGTGAAGGTGGGGATCGCCGATGTGAGCTTGGCCGGCACCGTCGCCCTCCCGGAACCTGCCCAAATCGTCGTAACGAGCTAGACGATGGCGCGGCCCGTCGTCTCCTCGCTCACCGAAGACCTCTATTCGGCGCTCGGCTGGTTCACCACGGAAGACGAAGCGAATGACTGGGCGCTGCTGAAGTTCTGCGCGGCCTGGGTTGAAACGCTCATCGATCCGGTGGCCGAACTGGCCGGGGAAGGCGAGGACGGAACCCCGGCCTGGTCGAAGCTGCTGGATCCCGATGAGTGTCCCGGCGCGGCACTGCCCTACCTGGCGCAATTCGTCGGCGTGGTCATCACCCCGGAGATGTCCGAGGCGCAGATCCGCGCTGAGATCACGGCGCCGACCGGCTGGGTGCGTGGAACCGATCCGGTGATCCGACTCACCGTGCAGCGGACCCTGACCGGCGAAGATCCGCTGGTCATCATCCACTCGCGCACCCCGGAACCGGGGCATCACTACATCCGCACCCTTCTCTCGCAGACTCCCGACCCGGCGAGGACGAAAGCTCTTGTCCGGGCTGCGGTCCCGGCCTGGGAGGAGCTCGACTATGAAGCGATTGAAGGTGTGACCTGGGCCGACATCGCAGCGTCGACTAAATGGGAAACCTGGGCGGGTCTGGGCGCCACGTTCGCGTCCTTCGTGGACCTCGCCGAGATCCTGCCGACCGAAATCTGAGGAACTTAAATGGCCATTTCCGGCAAAACCGCGCCTGACGAAATTCCGTATGCCCTTGCGACCGACAAACCGCCGGACGTTCCCGCGCTCTCTAAAGCGATGGCCGACCGGCTGCAGGCCCTCCGCACAGTACGGTCGAGTCTCATCAATACCGAAGAGAGTCGAACCAATACGGCCTATGGCACTCTCACCACGCCGGATGAAATCAAAGTCCCGGTCAACGCGGCGGGTCTACTGGTGATCGAGTATGCAGCGGAGATCGAGTCCTCGGTGGCAGCGGCTGGCCGGATTGCGCTATTCATCAACGGGACACAGGTCGCTCGCTACGGAGGTGGCGCGAGCGTCCAGGTGGAGGGCAGCAGTATCGGGACTGGATGGTGCTTTGTCACGACCGCGCCCGACAAGATGAATATCAGCGAAGGGCCGGTGGGTGTGGCGACTTCAGCTCTTCTTCTTCTGGCGACTGGGACCACGGGAGGCCCGATGTTTCACGGAGTCCCGGCAGGGGAATACACGGTGACTGCTCGATACAAGGCGACGAGCGGCACTATCACCGCAAAAAATCGCCGTCTATATGGTTACGGAATCTGCTAAAGGCGGTCGATCAGGCGGCAAACTCTGTTGTGAACCGTCACACCGCCAGGAACGTGCTGGCCGTTGATCCAGGGCGTCTTGGTGTGCCCCTTCAGAGCGCAGAAGGCGTAGGACTCGGCGAACTGCTCGTTGGGGGAGCGGTGCAGCAGCGCCGGTTCTTCCCACGGCGCGCTCTGCCCGTCGATCTGCTCGAAGCGGACCCGCGCCCATTCGGGCAGGATGTAGTAATCGAAGACGTGGCCGAGCTCGTGGTAGAAGCTCTGCCGGGGGTGAAAGTCGGACCCGAAGTCGACCACGCCTTCTTCGGGGAATGAACATGCCGGCGCCGAGGGCGTGATGCATGAGTGCTCGACAACCGTCAGCGTCACATCGGGGGTCGGCACCTTCGCTTCATCTACCCATTGCTGGTAGGGATAGGAGCAAGGTTCGCAGGTGATCGTCGTTTGGGCCTGCGCTTCCAAGCGATAGGCCGGAGGAGATCCGAGATAACGGGCCATTTTCATGCCTCGGTTGCAGATAATCCCCGGGCCATTGCCTGGGACCACGTTCTTGCAGTAGAAGCCCATCGTCCAAAGACGTGGTCGTCCTTCCCGGAGGGCGTGATTCATAAAGGACCGGATCACCCTCCGGGCCTTCGTGCAGCTGATGTCACGGGCGAGCACGATGCCCTGCCCCAGTGGACCCGATTCAGGGCATTCCTGGGGAGGTCCGGCGGCCGCCGCCGGCCCCGATGTACCCAGGGCCAGCAGAAGGATGACCCCGCTGGCCGAAAGCAGCCCCGCCGCTCGAGCAGTTGATGGGCTCATGCGGATGATCCTAACCCCAACGACCCCGGAGGAGGCGAGAGTGGCTGATGATCGATCTGAACCGCTGCGCCTCCTCGAGAAGCAGCTGGACCGCCAGGGGAGCGAGATCGACGAACTTCGCAGGGGCCAAGAGGAAGTTCCCGGACTCCGAAAGGAAGTGGCGATGCTGAAGGAAACGGTTCGATCGAACACGCAGGTGATGTACGTCCTCGTGGGACTGATCATCTCCTCCGGGTTCGCGGGCGCGCTGCTCAAAGGGGTGATCTAGATGACGGAGGCGGAGACGATCGACAGGAGTGCGAAGCGCGCCCGGCGGCTTCTGGTCGTGGTCGTCGCCCTCTGTTGCCTGGGGACCCTCTACGCGATCGCCATCAACGTTGGCCAGGGCAACGACATCACCAACGTCCACAAGGACGTGACAAAGATCGAACAATCGCCCTGCACTCGCAACCCGCAGGGGCATCCCTGCGACCAGCTTCACACCCGGGTCTCCGAACATCAGTCGGTTCGAGCGGCCTGTGCGACAACGATTAAAGCCGGCCTCGGCTGCCCTGCCGAGCCGCGGATCGTCGCTGAGGTTGAACGGCGCGAGGCCAACGGGATCTCGGTGAAGACACACTCGCATCGGGCTACCAGTGCGGCCCCTGGAGGGGGTGATGCCTTCCAGCCTTCCCACCAGGGAAGCCAGCAACAAGGCCCGCCGAAGGGCGGGCACCACGGAGGGACACCGGCTGGGACAAAAAAGCCGCCGAAATCTCAGAACCCGGCGCCGCATCCGGAAATTCCACATGCTGAACCCGCCCCCGAAGGCACGACAGGCCCGAGCGGGCCCACTGGGCCAAGCGGTCCGACAGGTCCCGACCACCAGGGCCCGGTCGGCAAAGCAGTCGGCCAGGTAGGCGAAGCCGTCAACGGTGTCGTCGAAGAAGTCCACGGCCAAGCCTGCGGCCTATTCCCCAGCTGCTGATTCCTCGCCGGCCCTGACCGGCTCCCCAATCCCGAAAGGAGGCCCGCCATGCGGCGGACCACCCTCGCTGCGCTCTGCGCGCTGCTAGCCATCCTCGGCGGCGCCCAGGGCGCCGCCGCTTTCACCAATGGAGACGCGCCGGCGAGCGCGATGTCGCCGATCGCTTCCGGGGTGAAGTGCACGCCCCTCGAGGGCCAGCTCGAAAACCATGCGGCGGCGGCCTTCAACTCGATGGCGCTCGGCGCCGGCCAGCGACTCCCGATCAACGGCTGCGATTCGGCCTACCGGCCCCTGGCTCGCCAGGACTACTATCGCGCCTATTGGTGCGGCCTCGGCAGCTGCGGCAACGCGGCGATCCCGGGGACCTCCAATCACGGCCTCGGCCTGGCGATCGACGTCACACAGGCGACCCGTGGCTATATCGACCTCCATGGGAAGCGCTTCGGCTGGTGCAAGTGCTGGTCCGACGCGCCGAGCGAGTGGTGGCATATCAAATGGACTCCGGTCTTCCACCGCCCCAATCCCGGGACGAACCTCCACGACCCGATCCTGCGGCTGCATTCCGGCGGCCCCGGCCAGGGCGTATACGTCCGCAAGGTCCAGAAGCTGCTCCGCGGCCACGGCGACAAGAGCGTCACGGTCGACGGCGAGTTCGGCCACTCGACCAAGGTCGCGGTCGAACACTTCCAGCACGCGCAGTACCTGAAGGTCAACGGGATCATCAGCCCGCGGGTGTGGAAGCGCCTGCGCCGGCCGCTCTCCAAGCCGATCAAGACGACCCCGAAGCACGTCCCCCACACGGCCAAGGCGCCGCCGGCGGTCAAGCACCCGAAACACCACAAGCCGAAGAAGAAGCACCGGCACCACCACAAGCCGAAGGGCCCGGCCTGGGGCATCGACGTCTCCTCCAACAATGGGGAAATCGACTGGGGAGCAGTCCGCCACGCCGGCGCCAGCTTCGCCTGCGTCAAGGCCTCCGAGGGTCAGGATTACGTCGACTTTGGCTTCGGGCGCAAGAAGCTGCGTGCCGTCACCGAGGCGGGCCTGGTGCCCTGCGTCTACCACTATCTTCGGCCCAGGGCCGACCGCACAGGCGCCCGGGAGGCGGCCTGGTTTACCCAGGTGGTCGGACACGCCGGCTACGGCAAGGGTTTCCTGCCGCCTGTCCTCGACGTCGAGACGAGCGAGCTTAACCCACAGGCGACCTGTCGCTACGTCGGCTCCTTCCTGCGCCTGGTGCGCCGCAACCTCGGAGTCAAGGCGATCGTCTACACCTACCCGAGCTTCGCCCAGACCTACTTCTCGAGCTGCAGCTGGCTCGGCAAGTACCGACTGTGGATCGCCGACTACGGCGTCAGCAAGGCGGTGGTCCCGAGCCCGCCCTGGTCGACGGACCTGCTCTGGCAGTACACCTCGACTGCGACCGTGGCCGGCGTCAATGGCGACGTCGACGTCGACAAGCTGGTCGGCGGGCGCTCGGCCCTGGTCGACCTCCGGGTGAAGAAGCTGCCGCGCCGGGCCCGGCGAGCTCCGCGGGCGAAGGTGAAGCTGCCACTCGGCGGCGAATCCCGGAAGCAGCTGATCAACGCGGCGCCGACGGTGGCGGACGAAAGGCCGGTCGACCAGGTGAAGGCTCCCCGCTGACGCGATGTTCAGCGACCATCTCGCGCGGATAAAGCAGGAAGTCCGGGACGGCACCTATCGAGTCGACCCCGCTGCCATTGCCGGAGCAATGGTTGCTCGCGGAGAGAGGGCGTTGGCCGGCGAGAAGGTCTACAACGGCCACCGAGACCGCGCCGCCATGCTCCGGCGTATGGCTCACGCCCGCGCTGCGCCGAGAAAGAGACGGGCGGCCTGAATGATTCGTGCTCGAGCCATCGCCTGCGCGCTCTGGTTCGGTCTCCTGCCCTGGCGCTTCTACGAGGACGAGTGCCACTACGCCCCCATGGGCTACCTCGGCCATCTCTGGCTGAACCTCACCTATGCCGCCTGCTGGCTCACCCGCCGGGAGACGGCCGCCGATCACGCCTTCGAGCTCGAAGTCAACGGCCCTATCGAAAGGAACCCATGAGCCTGATCAAGAAGCGCCCCACCGAGTCCCTGACCGGCCCGGCGCTGGGCCTCGCCGTCTTCGGCTTCACCACCCAGGTGGGCCTGCCGACCGTCGTCGCCGGCGCCGTGGCTGTCGTCCTCGCCTTCGGCCCGCTTGCCATCTCGGAGTTCGTCGACGCGATCCATCGCTGATGGAGAGCCCCGAGCCAACGGTCAGGGAGCCCGGACCGGCCCTCCTTGAAATCACCGAGGGCGGACGGCTTATCGATCCGACCAGGACCCAGGAGGCCGAACGGCAACGCGAAGAGGAGGCTGCCCGTAAGGGAGCACGGGATGAAGGGTGGCAGGTGTAGCTCATGCTGGCCGAGATCCTGCCCCCCACCCGTCACTGCCTCTGGTGCGGCGAGGATATTGACGGCCGTAAGAAAACGGCGAAATTCTGCTGCGACGAGCACAAGCAGAGGCACTGGGAGAAGTGCAACCCGGGGCGGAGGCCACAGAGGGCGGCCGTTCCGTCGTATAACGGCAACAGGCGGCGCAGGCGGGCAAATTCGAGGCGGTTGCCAACCCGCTATGTCGTCCTGAGGGAGGACGGCGACCAGCTGACCCGCATCGATGTGGTCAGCGCCGACCGCCCGGAGCGAGCCAAGCGGCGAGCTGCTGCCGCCCACGACCTGGCGCTCGACGAACTCCGCACCGTCCCGTTGCACAACCTCCGCTGAGCTTCACCTGATGACCCCCGGGACCGGCTGAGTTTCCGGTCCTACGTGCGGGTGTCCCGTCCCCTAGCAGGAGGTCCATATCCGGGCACTCGTTGCCCCCATAGTCGCTGCCGCCATCGTTTCGCCGGCGCCAGCGCACCCCAATACGCCTGCGGTCGGCTGTGCGCAGCCGGTGAAAGCGAAGCAGGCGGCAGTGTTCGCGGCCCAGGTCTGGGCGCCGGAGCGATGGCGCAGGGGATCACCCTCGACCACGACCATCAGGGCCCACCATCGTCACGTTCGCTGTGCGGCGAGTCCCGGCCATCGCGCCGCGATCAAGCACAGCTGGGCGGTCGATCGCCACGCCTATTACAAGCGGCGACGGCATGAGCTCTACTGCCGCGGCGGCCCCGTCTTCGCCGGCAGGGTCTCGGTTTTCGGCCCCCCGCTCGAGGGGGCTGGGACCACGGCGCTGGGCATCAGCTCGGCGCTTCCCGGAATCGCCCTCTACAACTACGACACCCTGGGCGCCTACTTCCGGATCAGGGTCGCCGGCCACTCGGCGGTCCTCCGACAAACCGATATAGGGCCTGCCCCCTGGACGGGCCGGACGATCGACATCACCGGCGCCGGCGCCGGCACGCTCGGCCTCTCAGCTGGGGGGTTCCCGACCGACTCATGGGGCATCGCTCGGCTGCTGCCGAGCGATTGTGCCTAGTACCCTGCGTGAGCGGATACTAAAAATTCGTCCAGATCGGGTCTCGTAACACAACAAACGGCCGATTTGGGGTATATACACCCACGTAGTCAGCGGTGATGGAGCTAGTGGGGAATTGAACCCACATCCGCGGTGCTTGAAGGGCGATTGCGGACCAGGCGTTACCTATAGCCCCATGAATTTCCAAAGAGGGAGGGCCTTCGGGTCCTCCCTCTTTGCGTTGTGGCGAATCATGCTAGCCGGAACCGCCTGGTCCGGGGTGACAAATTACGAGATTTCCCGCAAATCCAGCTAGCCCTCGACCTGAGGTTGATGGCTGCCATGCCTGGCCCTCGACATGCACCTGAGACCTCGGGCGCCGGAGTCCCTTCCGAGACTGGGGCTTTTCACGGCCACTAATCCGCGCCGATGGTCCGAAAATCGAAGCCGCAATGCTCGCAATCGAGGGTGCCGGTCGGGACCTTCTCGCCGCAGCGAGGACATGGCCGGCCGCTATCGGTCAGCCAGGTGACGACTGCGACCACGATCATCACCGCCAACACCAGGGCTGCTAGCGGCGGCCAGATAAACAGCAGGCCCAGGACAGCGAATGCTCCGATGAATATCTGGCGATGGCTCAATGTTCGGCTCCTATCTCGACTGGATTCTCGCTGTTTGCGGACAGGCGAAAGTCCTCGCACCAAATTGGCTGTAGGGCATCTGGCCAGTGGCTCGAAAACCCGGCCTATGATCGCCCCGTGATCTAGCCCAGGTGATCACCGCTCCAATCCGGCAGGGGGTTGGCTCATCCATCGGGAGGCGAGTGTCGTCCACTGAAGAACAACCGAAAAAGGGGAGAACCGGGAAGGCTGGGGGCATGCGGTAGCTGTGCTCGGCGGGGTCAAACGAGAGCGGCTGCTGGTGATCGCCTACCTGGCCCTGTGTGGCCTCCAGGACCATGGACCCGAGCCCTCCGAGCTCAGGCTTGCTCGGCTTCATTTGCAGCGCCACCTTGATCCTCCGGGGGGATCAGATTCCGCGGGCGGAGGTCGCCGGGCTCGCCACCTTCGCCTGATTCGGTAGAGCGCCAGCCCTCCCAGCCGCCCTCGAGGAACCACATCGGGACGGTGCAGATCTCCGCGATCGCCAAAAGCTCTGACCGCTTCGGCCTGCGCTGCCCGAGCTCGATCAGCTTGTAGGTCTTATCGCTCATCTCAAGCCGCTCGGCTACACCTGGCTGCGAGAGCTGCGCGAAGGCCCGTGCTGCGCGAATGCGCTTCACCAGCTCGTCCACGAGGCAACCATAAACACCCATTTTGGGGGCTAGCGGGTACTGCTTGCATCTAACGGGAGTCTGTGTTACGTTTCGGGAAGTGACGACCCCAACCGTCACCCGCGTTTCGAAGATCCGCTCGCGGCGGCCGCGGCCGCGGAATCTGACCTTGGTCAAGCTTCGCATCAACGCGGGCCTCTCCCCCAACGAGCTCGGAATACAAGCCGGAGTTAGCGGCAAGACGATCCGCGACGCCGAGGAGGGCCGCACCGTTCCCCTCCCTCGGACCCAGTTCGCGATCGCCCGAGTCTTCGACAGGCTGCCCACTGAGATCTGGCCGCTGAACGGAGGCGGAAGCGAATGACGACCCCCCCCGTCAACCTGACCAAGGAGCGCCGGAACCGTGGGCTCTCGAAGGCGGCCGCCGCCCGCGGCGCCGGTGTCGCCGCCAGCGTCTGGGGTCGAGCCGAGGCCGGCGAGCCGATGTCGGCCCGCAACGCGTTCAAGATCGCCAGCTTCCTCGGCTATCAGGTCACCGACATCTGGCCGATCGACGACACGGAGCCCGCCGCGGCCTGATGCTCGCGACCGTCCTCAACATCGCCCTCGTCTTCCTGATCTTCGCGGCGATCATCGACCTGGTCATGCTGATCACGATGGGGGTGGCCTGTCTGGTCCACGACCACCGGCATCGCTCTGACCGCCTCCCTCCACAGCAGCGCGAGTTCCCGATCACGTCGACGCTGGCCGACCGGGACCATCCGCTGCACGTCCTCGGCGGCCAGCACTTCGACCCCCTCCCTTCGGAGATCGAGGCCGCCCTTCCCCCGGAGTACACCAGGAGGGCAGCTCGGTGAAGCTCGCCGACCTCCACACCGGCGACCAGGTCGAGGTCAACATCCGCGGCCGCCGCTTCAAGGCGACGGTCACCGGCGCCCCTGAGCGAGGGCGAATACCGATCAGGCCGCTCGCCCGCGGGGTCGGCTACTTCTCCGCGAGCGCCCGCCAGGTCCGTCGCGTCCTCCGCGACAGCGCACACCAGATGCTCCTCGGGGGCGAGCTGTGAAGTCCGGGGCCCAGATCTCCCGGGAGCGCAAGGCCTGGGCCCGGGGCAAGCTGGTGGTGGCCTGGATGAAGGTCTCGCGGGCTGTCGAGAACCCCGACCTCACCTATGAGCAGCTCGATGAACATGAGGCCGAGCTCGACGAGGCGATGGCGGTCGCCGTCGAGTGGGGCGTCGAGATCGACACGGTGATCGAGGAAGCCGAGGCGCCCGCGTGAGCGTTGAGGCCTACAACGCCGTCTGGAAGTACTTCGAGGGCACCCAGCGCCAGCGGGTGACGATGCTTGCCCTCGCCAATCGCGCCGACGAACATGGGATCGCCTGGTCCGGGATCAAGGAGCTGATGAGGAAGACCCGGATGAAGCGCGCGACGATCTTCGAAGTCCTCCGCGAGATCGAGAAGACGGGCCAACTGGCCATTCTCGAGGGCGGCGGCGGCCGGGGCAAGCCGAGCCTCCGTTGGCTGAAACTCCCGGGCCTCGACGGCGACGTTTCCGAGGCTGAACAGCGGATGAGAAAGGGTCCGAGAGCTCGGACCAGGCACGAAAACAAAGGGTCCGAGGATCCGGACAGAAAGGGTCCGAACATTCGGACTGATGCCAAATCGAAAGGGTCCGAGAGCTCGGACCAGGCACGAAAACAAAGGGTCCGAGGATCCGGACAGAAAGGGTCCGAACATTCGGACTCGGTCTCTATAGGGGATACGTCAAGGGATACGTCAACACAGACTAGTGCGCGTCCCCGGGTCAACCGAAAGCCGGTCACCGATTCCGAGCACTCGACCGCGACGGCGATCATCGAGGCCTTCAACCAGGCGGCGCGGACGACCTACACCGTCGGCGCCCACCTCACCCCGATCGTCGGCCGGATCCGCGAACACGCCGGGCTCTCTGCCGAGGCCCACCGCGCCATCATCGCCGCCACCTTCCGCTCGCCCTGGTGGTCGGGTCACCCCGGGCCAGAGGTCATCTACGGCAGCGCCGCGCAGTTCGAGCGCTGCATGCAGGCCAGCAACGGGGACGCACCCGGCGGCGGCGGATCGAAGTTCGCCCGCTACGACGAGGTCATGGAGCCGGCCGCGTGAGCACGGTCACCACGATCTGCAGCGGTTGCGGCACCGAGCTGACGCTTCCCGTGCCCGATGGCGACAGCGGCGCCGCCCGCTGGCTGCGGCGGATGGCCGCGAAGGCGCTGTGCGACGAATGCGCTGAGCGAGCCGACGCCGATCAGGCCGAGCGCGAGCGCCACCAGGCCCGCGACGCGCGGCGCGGTAGGTGCCAGCTCCCTCGCCCCCTCCGCGGCGAGCTGCTCGAGTACTTCCCGGTGGCGCCCGGCCAGGAGGCTGCCCATGCAGCCGCAACCGACTGGGCGAAGACCGAGGATGCCGGCGGCCTGATGCTCGCCGGCGAGGTTGGCATCGGCAAGACGCGACTCGCCGCCGCGGCCTGTTGGACCCGCCTCGAGCGCTGGAGCTGCACCTACGTCTCGATCGCCCGCGCCATGGCCCGGCTCGGCTCCGCCTACACCGACGAGGGCCGTCTGGAGGCCGTCCGGGTCTTCGCCGGCTCCGGTCCCGTCGTCCTCGATGACTTCGACAAGGCCCGGCCGACCGAGTTCGGCCGCGAGCAGCTCTTCTCCGCGATCGATGCCCGCGACCAGGCTGGCGCCCCGATGCTGGTGACGACGAACCTGAAGCTCTCCGAGATCGGCGAGCGCTTCGGCGAGCCGCTGATGTCCCGGCTCGCCCGCTGCCGTGTGGTTCGAATGGAGGGCGGCGACCGCCGTCTCGGAGGCAAGGGGGCGTGACCGTGGCTGAGCTCATCCAAGCCCCGGAAATGCTGGCCCGCCGGAATGGACGCTGCAAGGTCTGCTCGGGGCGGATCGTCGCCGGCGAGGACTACATCGCGCGCGATGAGAAGCGCGGCTGGATCCACGCGGGCTGCGCGGTCAACCTCCGGCGCGCCAAGGAGATCTTCGACGCACACCAGGACGACGACAACGATTCCAGCGAGGAGAGCTGATGCCCGAGACGACAACCGAACCTCTGCGCGCCTACCACGGCGAGCAGCCCACCAAGGACGTGCTCCTGGCGAACATCGGCGCCCACGAGAAAGCCGACGCGATCGTGCAGGGCACCTACGGCCGCAAGGCCAACGGCCACTACGAACGGTGTGCAGTGGGCTGCTCAGTCCACTCGGCCGCGACAGTGGAGCAGCGGACGACGGACGACCTTCATGCGCTCTACCCCGAGCTGTTCGGCCTCCCCACCTGGCTCGCCCACCTGGAGGACAAGATCTTCGAGGGGCTGCCGAAGGAGAAAGCAGCCGAGTGGCCCCGCCGCTTCGCCGAGGCGATCCCGGTCGGGGCCGACTTCGACGGCTTGGCCGACCGCCTCGCCATTTGCCGGCTGAAGGAGGAGTGCTTGCCCCTCAGCGGTCAGTGGCCAGAGTCGATTCGAGGTGAGGTGGTCGCCGCCATCGAGAAGGTCATCGCGGCGCTTGAAGGTAAGCAAAACGTTTCGGCGGCGCGGTCGGCGGCGGAGTCGGCGGCGGAGTCGGCGGCGCGGTCGGCGTGGTCGGCGGCGCGGTCGGCGGCGGAGTCGGCGGCGGAGTCGGCGGCGCGGTCGGCGGCGCGGTCGGCGCGGTCGGCGGCGGAGTCGGCGCGGTCGGCGGCGCGGTCGGCGCGGTCGGCGGCGGAGTCGGCGCGGTCGGCGGCGGAGTCGGCGCGGTCGGCGGCGCGGTCGGCGGCGTTCGACCGAGAGGCTGACCGCCTCATTGCCGAGTTGGAAGCCCTTCCCGTTCCTGCAGGGGCGACTGCGTGAAGCGATCCGCCCCCTTCATCGCCGCGGAGCGGACCCGCCGCTTGCGCTGGCCGGCCACACCCGCCCAGCGCCATCGCCTCGCCGCTCTGGCGAGGCAGGCCCGCATAGAGCCGCCCCAGGTCTACTGGTCCTGCGATGCCTCGGATGCGATCGACCGGCTTGAATCGATCCTGCGGGAACCGATGCTGGAGGGCTTCACTCAGTGAGCGAGCGCGTCTCCCGTCTCTTCCCACACGGGCCGATGCCCTTCCAGGTCCGCTGGCTCCAGGACGGCCGCTATCGCTGCGCGTCGACCTACTCGCGCGAGACCGCCGACAAGATCTTCGACGACCTGGTGAAGGCTCGGATGGGCCCGGAAATGTGGCTCGGCGGCATGGTCGTCAGGGACCTGGTCGTCGCCGAGATCGCGGTCGAGGAGCCGGTGTGAACGACGAGGCCCGCAAGAGCTTCGAGCACACCTTCACTCAGATCATGTACGAGCGGACGGGCTCACGCTGGAAAGTCGAATGGGACCGGCGTCCAGCGCGCTCCGCTTCGGGGAAGGTCCGGCGCCTCACCGCGCCAGCAAAGGTGCGTCCGCCTCGCAAGGTCCCGGCCGCGGCGAACAAACACGCAGTCAAGGGCTGAGGCAAGGAGACGACGACGCTCATGGAGATCGAGATCCGGCCAGATATCGGCGACATCGCTGCCCGGGAGCGCGACCTGGGCGCGCTGGGCTGCGATGAGATCGCCCTTGGCGGCGTCGACGAGGCCCTGGCGATCGGCGATGAGCTCGAGGTAGCGCTCGGAATCGCTGCCGAGAGCCTCCGAGAGCCGCGTGTCCAAGACAGCATCGAGCTCCGCCTCGGCGCCGAGCAGCTGCCCCTCAGCTTCCTCGACCGCCTTCGAGCCCTCGAGCTGGGTCGCCCGGGCTCGTCGGATCCACTCCCAGAACTGCTCGAGCACCAGCCCGTCGATCAGGTGCGCCGAGACCGACGACGGCGACGGACAGCGCTCGGTCGTTTCGCGGCGATTCGCCTTGCACCTGTATTCGAGGCCGCCGGCACCCGCGTTCATCGAGGCCTTCATCGCGTAGCGGCAGCCGGCGCAGCGCAGAAGGCCCGACAGCAGACCGGAAGCCCTGCCGCTTCTCGCCGGCACGACACCGCGGACGGAGTTGGCCTGCTCGAACAGAGCGCGATCGACCAGGGGCTTGTGGGCCGAGCGGTTGACGAGCCCCTGGCCGCCGTTCACCTCGCCGAGGTAGACCCGGTTGGCGATCACCGCTCGCACACGCGGGATGCTGACCTCGTCACCGAGCTCGGCCGAGAGCCACGCCGCGAGTTTCGACCAGGATTCCCGGCCAGCCCGGCGCCCGAAGAGCTCGGCGATCAGATCACGGCGCACCGTCGGATCGGGCTCGAGCCGTCCGTCCTCCCGCTTGCGCAGCCCGACCGGCACAAAGCCGCCGACGAATACGCCGCGGTCGACCGCCATCTTGCGGGAGCCATACCAGCGGTCCCCGATCTGGCGCCCTCGCATCCTCGAGAGGCCAAGCATGATCGTCAGGCCGAACTCGCCGAAGGGAGTTGTCGGGTCAAGGCCGAGGTCGACCGCGGCGAAGGTGCCCCCGTCCTCGACGATCTGCTCGACCAGCTTCAGTGCATCGGCGACGCCGGCGCGGGAAAAGCGATCGATGTAGGCGACGACCAGGCCGCCGGTCTGACCGGTGCGGATCCGCTCGAGGATGCGATCAAGACCGGGCCGGCTCAACACCTGGCCAGTCTGATCAAGGTCGGTCTCCCAGTTGGCGATGGAGACTCCGCGCAGCTTCGCCCAGCGATCGATCTGTTCCCGCTGATCCTCCGGCGAGATAAAGCGCTCTCCCTCGCGACCGCCGACCCGCGATACTCGAATGTAGCCATCGAGATTCACTCGATCCGACGCTATGAAGGGCGAAGGGCCATGTCGAGGGCCCTCGACGGGTATACGCCCCTAGGTTTCGGTATTTGTTGGGCAGACACAGCTAGGGCGGAGACGATCGGATGAGGCGCCGCGACCTGGACCTGGGGAGCGGGCGACTCGCAGTTGGAAACCTATCGCCCCGACTCAGTAAGTCTCCGACCCAACGCGGGACAACTCGGGACAGAAACCTCCGATTCGGCTTCAGGGCGGCGATCGAGGCCGCCCTGGACGCACAGCGCCGACTTCACCCGAAGGGCGATTCCGAGGCTCGGAACCGGCGAACCAGTAGCAAACTGGTAGCTGGCCGGCCACCATTTGCCCGCCAGCTACCACCCGGCAGGTCCGAATGAGCCGCAAATTCTGGCTCGGCGGCGGGTACGACCGCGAGCTTGTCGAGGGCTGCCGCCTGCCCGACCACGGTTGGATCACGCTGCGGCTCGGCGATGTCCTCGGCGAGGAATACCGCTGGCCCGAGGAGACGATGACGATCTGCCGGGTGTGCGGCGTCCCCCGCTGCTACGGGTCGGCTGACCGGGCCTTCGAGCGCCAGGCCAACCGATGAGCGTCCCGATCACGGTCTACATGAGCGCCGAGGACAAGCAGCTCGTCGAAGAACGAGCCACGGCCAACGGGATCAGCGTCAGCGAGTACGCCTATCTGGCGACCGTGAAGCGAACCGCGCGCCGGGCCAAGCATCGCCTCGAAAACGGAGCCGATCCTGGGAGGGAGAAATGGTGAACGAGTACGAGAAGGCTGCAGCGAGGATCGACCAAGGACAGGGCCCCTGGCCAGCCGAGGATTGGACCGTCCTGGCGGCGCTGATCGACCAGGCCGTGGGCTCGCTCTGCGGCTTGACCATGAACTACCGCTGTGAGGACTGCGGCTTCGAGTGGGAGGTCTACCTCGCGCTCGGCCTCGAAGGGCCAGGGGCACTGAAGCAGGCCGGCCTGGCGCTGCCAGTGCCCTTCGTGATCAGCTGCCCGGCCTGGCGGGCGCCGGAGGGCGAGGAGGTCAACCCCGAGCTGACCAACCTGCGGCCCTGCGAGGGTTCGATGACCCACGTCCGCTGGTCAGACGATCGCCTCCTGGCGCCACCGGAGATCCCGCCCGATGATGCGCCCCGCTTCGTACTGCCCGACTCCTCGGCCGGCGAATCGCCACCCTGCGGGCGCCTCGAGATTCCCGGTCCCGCGCTGGTCCGGGCCCGGCGCAGCTGGGGGGCGAGCTAGATGGGAGGAGCCAATGACCCACCTGAAAGCTGAGATACCGGAGGGCTGGCCCGAGAGCGGCGTCGAGGTTGCCCGGTGCCTTGCCTGCGGTGCGATTGGTCCAACGAGTTCGCTATTGCGCGACATAAAGAACTGCGGCGGCAAGTTCGGAGAGAGTCACGGGCCGACGCAAGCGGTCCCTGTCGTCCCCCTAGCCAAGGTCGAGGAGCTGGAGCGGGAGAAGAATGAGGAGTTCCAGCGGGTCTCTCGTTGGGAAGGGCGCTGCATGGAAGCGGACGACGAGTTGAAGGAAGCCGAGACCCGAGCAGACCACGCCGAGCAGCTATTAGCTGAGGCGCGGGAGGGGCAGGCCGGCGCTGGCCTGATTGCGGCCGAGCGCGAGCGACAGGTCAACGAGGAGGGGTGGACACCAGAGCACGACGACCAGCACAAGTATGGCGAGATCCGTCTTGCCGCTAAGGGCTACCTCGATTCGCCCGATGGCGAGTGGATCGGGAGGGGCGGCGGGAAGGTGACGCCAATGAACTGGCCGTGGAATGCCGAATGGTTCAAGCCGACTCCCGGCGACCCCATTCGCAGCCTCGTCAAGGCTGGCGCTCTCATCGCCGCCGAGATAGACCGGCTTCAACGGGAACAAGCTTGCGAGGGATGCACCGGGAAGCGGCCGGCCTGATGCCCACCGTCAGCGACACCTTCCTCAACGAGCTCGAGGAGATCGATGCGGACCTGGTCACGGTCCGCAAGCGCCTCACCGCCCTTCATGACCTGGCCGTCTACGAGGAACTTCGGATCGAAGCGGCCACGCGAATCGAGCGCAAAGCCAACACGATCGACCTGATCCGCAGCCACCTCGCTGAGGTGCCCGAGCTCGCTCTGTCACAGGGGGCGAGTCGGTGAAGCCCCGCCGAACCTACGACAGCAACTTCGTCTTCAGGCTGCTGGGTGGGACCGAAGACAACGATCTCTGGGTCGAGCGTCGGAATAGCAGCCAGGGACCGATGATCTCCTCTGTCTGGGAGCCGACCAAGGAGGAGCGGCAGGCGATCGCCCACGGCGCCAACCTTGAGCTCTTCGTCTGGGGCGATGGGCACCCGCCGGTCGCCATCGGCACAACGCACGTCCCCCTGGGCAAGCCGCCGGGGACGGAGCAGCTGCGATGAAGCTCTACTGCCCAGAGGACGGCGGCCACGTCTTCAAGGTTGGCGGCAACCCCCCGCCAGGGGAACGGGTTTGCCCAGTCCACCGCGGCGATCATTGTAATCCGCCCCCGCCGGCGACTGACAACCTCTCCTCCCTCTCGCGATCCCGCCGCAGCGAATCCGCAGCCGAACGCCGGGCCCGCGAGGACTTCAACCGCGCCGTCATGCAGTGGCCCTGCTTCTTCCATCGCCACCGCGAGGATCACGTCTGCGACTACCCGCTCGACGCTCACCACCTGATCCCAAAGGACTTCATCCGCCTCCGCTTCTCCGAGCTCGAGGAGGAGGAGCTGCTGCCGATCCTCTTCAACCCCCTGATCGGCGCCCCTCTCTGCCGACTGGCCCACAACCAGGTGGAGGGCCGGGTCGACTACATCTACTTCGAGGAGCTCAGTCCCGAGCTGCTCGCGTATGTGGGCGGCCTCCCCGACTTCATGCAGATGCGGCTCGAAGAGGAGAGCCCGAAGCGGGAGGTGGCGATATGAGCACCGCCCTGGTCCTCCGGGCCCGCGGCGGTGACGAACTCGCCTTCCGGCGACTGATCGATCGCTATAGGGGAATGCTCGAGGCGACGGTTCGCGACTACTTCGCCCCCGGCCACGAGCGCGCTGATCTCCGGCAGGAAGCGCTCTATGGCCTCCACAAAGCTGTCCGGGACTATCGCCCCGGGAAGGGTGCCAACTTCGGCACCTTCGCCCACCTTTGCGTGAAACGTCAGGTGATCACCGCGGTGAAGGGCGCGACCCGGGGCAAGCATGGGCCCCTGAACCATGCGGCGCTGCTCTCGCAGCCGGTCGGTGACGGCGACAGAGACACCCTGACCCTGGCCGAGGTGATCGCCGACCGAGCTCCCGGCCCCGATGAGCAGCTCTTCCTGCGCGAAGAGTTGCACCGGGTCCGGAATGTGATCCAAGGCCTAGGCCTGAGCGAGATCGAGCGCGAGGCGATTCTCGGCTTCGCTCAGGGCCTTCCCTATGAGGAGATCGCCGACCGCGCCGGCGTCAACGAGAAGTCAATCGACAACGCCCTTCAACGAGTCCGGCGGAAGTTGCGCCGAGATCAGCCGGGAGCGTCCGGCCCAATCCGCACGCGCGCCGTCTGTGTGAAGCGAACTTCGCTCCCACGGCGACGTCGGCGACCCAGCCCAACTCACGACCAGAAGGAGCCGAGACGAATGAGCATTGTGGAGTCGATCGACGCCGAGATCAGCGGCATCGACGAGGAGATCGTGGCACTCGAGGCCCAGTTGGGCTCGAAGCGCACCCATCGAGAGGGCCTCCAGGGTCTGCGCAAGCAGGCTGAGAGCCTTCAGCAGTCTGAGGGGGGGGGCTTGCCTGAGCGTCCTAAGAAACCCCCGGCGAAACCCCGCAGCTCGATCACCCAGGCCGAGAAGGATGTCGTGGCCTGTCTCGGCTCCGGTCGGACCGCCCGCGAGGCTGCCGCGACCTGCGACATCATCGCCGGTGCCACCAATGCCCGGGCGATCCTGGAGGGCCTTGTCCGCCGAAATGTGATCCGGCGGCGCGAGGGTAGCGATCCGGCGGTCTATGAACCGCTTGAGCAGGCAGCCCCTGCCATATGAGCTGGGAGATCCACCAGGGCGACTGCATCACCGGAATGGCCGAGCTCGAGCCGGACTCGATCGACCTCACCGTCACCTCGATTCCCTTCGGCGCCCTCTTCATGTATTCGGGCAAGACTGAGGACATCGGCAACAACGAGGACGGCACCGACCTCGCCCGCTCGTTCTTCGGTGCCCACCTCCGCTTCTGGGCCGAGGCGCTGTTCCGGGTCACGCGCCCGGGCACCCTGGTCGCCATTCACATCCAGCAGCTGATCACCTACAAGGTCCAGCACGGCTACATGGGCCGGCGCGACCTGCGCGGTGCCACGGTCGACGTCCTCAACGCTGCCGGCTTCGACTGGTGGGCTGAGTACACGATCCCCAAGAACCCGCAGGTGATCGCGCAGCGCCAGAAACTCAACTCGCTGCTCTTCGCCACCGGCTATCGCGATGGCCGATCTCTCGCCCCGGCCGTGAACGATCACTGCCTCGTCTTCAAGCGACCCGGGGAGGCACCGGCGGTCCCCTGCCTCTACCACGAGAGCAAGAACCCGGACGGCTGGGTCAGTACCGATGAGTGGATCCGGTGGGCAAAGGGCACCTGGACCGACGTTCGCGAGACCGACGTCCTGGAGGGCTGGCAGATGGGGCGCGACCAGGATGACGAGAAGCACGTCTGTCCGCTGCAGCTCGATGTCGTCCGCCGCTGCGTGAAGCTCTGGTCCAACCCCGGCGACGTCGTCTTCGACCCCTTCGCTGGGATCGGCACGACCCCCTACGTAGCGGTCGAACAGGGACGCCAGGGCCTTGGCTTCGAGTTGAAGGAGAGCTACCACCGGCAGGCCTGCAAGAACCTCGAGAGGGTCGCTAATGGCGGCAGTGCGCAGATGACGATCGAGGAGGCCCTCGCCGCGTGATCACCGTCGTCGATGGCCAGGTTCAAGTCGCGCTCGACCACTTCGACCAGGAGGGCTACGACCTCTTCCTGCGAGCGAAGAAGCTTCCCGAGAAACAGATCTGCTTCGACCATGAGGCCGACACCTACAAGATCGTGGCCCCGGAGCGCTTCGCCCACATCCTCGACTCCAGCCTGAGGCTTGCGCAGGACCTGCAGGCTGATCTCGCCAGCCACCTCTTCGACTACCAGCGCTGGATCGTCGAGCGGGCCCTGCAGGCTCGCCGCTATGCCGTCTGGGCGGACACCGGTCTCGGCAAGACGGCGATCTTCCTGGAGTGGGCCCGGCAGGTCTCCCAGGAAGGCCCGGTGCTGATCTTCTCGCCGCTGCGGATCATCGACCAGACGATCGAAGAGGCCGAGCGCTTCTACGGTGAGCAGCTCCGGGACCTGCGCAACCGCGCCGAGCTGACCGCCTGGCTGGAGTCGGCCGCCGCCGGGGTCGCCATCACCAACATCGACAAGCTGGCCAAGGGAGAGCTCCCGCTCCGCCGTTGCGCCGGGATCGTCCTCGACGAGTCGAGCATCCTGAAGACCGGCGGCGGGACCATCAAGTGGAACCTGATCCACTCCGCCAAAGGCATCCCCTACAAGCTTTCGCTGACGGCGACACCAGCGCCGAACGACACCATGGAGTACGCCTCTCAGGCCTCCTTCCTGGAGAAGCTGCGCGATGAGGGCGAGATCCTCTGGACCTACTTCACCCGCGACAAGTACGGCAACTGGCGGGTGAAGCCCCACGCCCGCGACGCCTTCTACGCCTTCATGTCCGGCTGGTCGATTTACCTGCGCGACCCGGCCGCCTATGGCTTCGAGCCGATCCTCGACACCCTCCCGGATCCGGAGTACTTCGAGCACCGGATCCCGATCACCGATGAGCAGCGAGTCGCCATGCAGGAATTGCTCACCACCTCCGGCAAGGGCCTCTTCGACACCACCTACGGCGTCCGCGAGCGCTCCAAGCTCGCCCAGATCGCCCGTGGCTTCCTCTACGAGGGCACCGGCAGGGATCGGATCGCGAAGGCGGTCGCATCTCGCAAGCCCGCCCTCGTCGCCCGCCTCGTCTCCGACGAGGTAGACGAAGGCCGCCCGACGATCGTCTGGACCAACTTCGACGAGGAGTCAGAGATCCTGGCCGGGGAGATCCGCCAACTCCGCGACGATCTGAAAGTCGCCGAGCTGTCGGGGTCGACCTCCGAGGAGGCCACCGGCGAAGTGATCCACGGCTTCCGCCGTGGAGACGTCGACGTGCTGGTCACCAAGGCGCAGTTGGTCGGCTTCGGCCTCAACTTCCAGCGCTGCAAGGCGATGGTCTTCTCCGGCATCGATGATTCCTTCGAGCGCCGCTATCAGGCCGTGCGCCGCGCCTACCGCTTCGGCCAGCGCGACACCGTCCACGTCCACCTCCCGCACGTCCCCGAGCTCGAGGGCCTGATGGTCGAGAAACATTCGGGCGAAGGAAGAGCGGTTCGAGGCCGACGTCGACCAGGCGCAGCGCAACTATGTGAAGGCGGTGCAGGCGTGAGCGAGCGGGCGGCGGTGACACCGTCCTCCGGCGGTGGATGCAACGAGGTGGATCGCCCGCTCGCTGACGCCTGTCCATTCACAATCGAGGACCTGCTGTGAAGGACCCGTTGGCCGGCCGCCGCCAGGAAATCAACGAGGGCACCGCCTACTCGCTGATGTGGGTCGACGAGGGCCAGAAGTGCCCGGTAGAGCTCGGCGATATCTTCCAGCTCCGTTCCTGCCGGATCGAGATCACCAAAATCCACCGGATCCAGAAGGGACGTGGTGACTGGTGGTGGAGGGCTGAGTTCGCACGCTATGTGCCGCCGACGCCCGAATTCCTCGATCGCCGGGGCGGCCTCACCGAGAACATCGATGCGGCGATGCCGGCACAGGACGATCCGGAGCCTGGGACGCTTAGGGCGATCTCGAACGATGAACGCGACCCGACCGCTGCGGCGAAGCACGCCGCTCTCGGCGATCAGCCCGAGCCGGAGGCGGTGCCGAAAGACGAGATCCCGAACTATTCCGGGAGCCGAACCGCTCGCCAATGCTACGAGCGCGAGATGGCAGAGCGACGCATCGCCGAAGCCACTGCGCCTCTTGAGGAGCGCCTGGTTCGGCTCCGCGAGCAGGCCCGGCATCGGAACATCGACATCAGCTCTGACCTCCGGGTGATCGAAAAGCGGATCGCCGCAGCCGAAGACAAGGTGCTCGAGCGGGCCGCTGCCTGATTCCGTCCGACGAAGGGTCGATTATTCCGTCGAGCCAGCCATTGGCCCCTAAATGGGCGCGGCACGGTTGTCAGTACCCCGTGTGCAGGCGGCTCCGCTATTACCTCCCTGTAGTGATCCGCCCGGCGTCGAGCTCCCTGCCTTCGACGTCGGGAGAATCTTCATAGCGCCGTGGAGCAGTCTGGTAGCTCGCCGGGCTCATATCCCGGAGGTCGCAGGTTCGAATCCTGCCGGCGCCATATGACGTACCGACTCGACGACCTGGCAGAAGCCGCCCTGACCCGCAAGGGACGGGAGAACGTCGCGCTCGCTCTACTGGCGGCAGTGTGCATCGCCGGGGTCGTGTTGCTCGGTCGTCACTGACACTTCGCCCCGCGTAGAGGCGAAGGTCGCTGCCGTGGTGTACAGACGTCGGAGGGCCGAAATCCAAGGCCCACGCACGCGGGGAGATGAAGACAATCCCATAACCGCCTGGATAGCTAGGTGACCAGGCAGGCCCCGAAGATCCGGGTGGCAAAACGGAATTCCCGGGCGGCAGCACACTGTCCTCGAAACCTGATGGAGGCCATGAGTGCTCTATCCCTGCACTGTCTGCGGCACCCTCACCGACCAGATCCGCTGCCCGGACCACCAAGGCAAGACCCGCAATGGCTCAACCCGGGCCTGGCGAAAGGTCCGCGACGAAGTCCTGAAGCGCGACCACTTTCGCTGCTTCTACTGCGGCAACCCCGCCACCGCAGTCGACCATCTGAACCCGATCTCTAGGGGCGGCACCGACGATAAAGAGAACCTCGTCGCCGCCTGCTCTGACTGCAATGGCTCAAAGGGAGATCGGACCGCTGAGGAGTTCGGCGGAGACTTCGGCGGGTTCGCGGCCGCCGACAGACCGCATCGGAGTCTGGAGCGCTGTAAGCGAGTGGGATGAATAGCTCCGCCCATCCGATGTGAAGACTTCGAATTACGTAACCCGACCGGGCGCGATGCTCAGGAAGGAAGGCCGCGATGGCCGCCACCCAGATTCAGCACCCGATCACCGATCATCTCTGGCAGTTGGGCTTCACGATCAAGGCGAAGGCGGACCGCATGTTGGTCCCGCTTCCCATGCCGGATGGCAGCACCCTGGTCACCCACTTCGAGATCGAAGCTCTACCCGAACGAGGTGAGGCACGTCGTCTCTTCTCTCGCAAAGGGGCAAGCCGAGCCGAGATCAAGACGAACGTCCCGCTCGAGGCATTGCTCGCTGAGCATGAGCACGGCGACTCTGGGCTGCAGGACATCTACATCGAGAAATGCGCGGCCATCCTGCTCGAGATGCTGACTGCGACCGAGCCGACGCTTAGGCAGCCCAGGATTCCGAATGGCGGAGCGCCGCAGCCATGAACTTCGCCGCCGTTCGCCGCATAGATGGTCGCTCGGGCTTCGCTGACCCCGGGGATAAACCCCCTGGCGAGGTTGCGACGGACAG